GACTTCGCAGATGACCAATATGGAAACTCTGCGGTCTGAAACCACTTTTGGTGATATCATCCGTGGTCTTCAAGTTTACGGCTATAAAGTTGTTAAGCCGGAAGCTTTGACCGCTGGCGTTATTACCCTGTAGACATAAGGAGGAAAAATTATGGCTGCATATACAGACTCGCATGGCTTTGATAAAGGTTCTGCGGCACATCCTGCCAAAGGCATTAACAGAGTCGGCTACATGGAAGTCACGCTTGACTTTGCCACAATCACTGCAGATAGAGCTACGGCAGGTGCTACAGCGCTTGCTGCCGGTGACTCTATTCAAGTACTGTCTATTCCAGCTAATACGCTGGTTTTGGCAGTTGGTGCAACTACTGAAACTGCTGAAGGTGCAGCATCAACATTTGACATCGGACTTACCGGTGGTGATGTTGACTTGTTTGTTGATGGGGGAGATGCCAACTCGGCGGGAACCACTTCGTCAAACGGAGCTGGACTTGATGGCGATAATCAAAGCCACTATTTTGCAGCGGCAGATACTATTGATATGCTTATCGGTGTATCTGGTGCCGTAACAGATGCGGCTAAGATTAAAGTATGGGCAGTTGTTGTTGATTGTTCGTAACAAAAACTTTAAGGGTAGGGGGCTTCGGCTCCCTATCTCTTAATAGGAGGTATAATTATGGTTGATAACTATCCAGCTTTAGCTACTCCCGGTCGGTGGCTTCGTAACAAACGTGATGGTACAATTTATGGTTGGACACAAGTACTTGCCAGTAATCCATTGGTTGAAGAAGTAACAGAAGAGGTTGCTTTTCCTGAAAAATTTATCCCAAAAACTCAAAAAACTAGAGCAAGCGATCTTAAATTAACTACTGATGAAGCTAGTGTTGAGGAAGCAGTTGCTGCACCTAAAAAGAAAACGAAAGCTAAAGCTGCAGTAGAAGCAGAGGCAACAAAAAAAGTTGCTAAAAAACGTGCACGAACAGCAAAAGGTCATTATGTATCTGATGATCCTTCAACTCCTCAAAATGAAGCGTGGGAAAATGATTCTTAATGATGTCATAACAGAGGTGCGTCGGATTTTACAAGATGAAACTGTTACATACAGGTATAGTGACACGTTTCTTTTAGGTCTGTGTAACCAAGGATTAAAACGAATCCAGCTTTTACGACCTGATTTGTTTTCTTATCAAGGAACAATGACTTGTGTACAAGGTGAGGTTTTACAAAGCGCTCCTGCAGACTCGTTACGTATTATTGAATGTTTTTCTATCGTAGGTGGCGGTGGCCTTGTAGAAGCTAAACGTGAAATTCTTGATCAAACTATTCCTGCATGGTCAAGTGCAACTCAGGGTGCAGCGGTAAATTGGATGCGTCATGTACGTAACCCTAATAAGTTTTTTATTTACCCTCCCGCGCCAGCTAGTCAAACTTTAAAAATAGAATACTCACAAGTTCCTCCAACCTATGACGGTACTACTACTGTAACTTTATTACCAGATTCTTATGTACCAGCTTTAATTGATATAGTTGTATTTTTGGCCGAATCTGTTGATAATGAGCATGTAACGAGTGGTAGGGCTAAATTATATATGGATCTATTCATGGCTGAACTTGGTGCAACAACCGCTTCGTTACCAGTAACAGATACTGAAGACGCCGGATTACAAAAACTACAAGTTGAGGTGGTCTAATGGCAACGCGTACTTTTGCAGATATGGTTTCAAGATTAGCGTCTAGCGTACCGGGGTGTCCAAATCCTGTTATTGAGTACGCAATCCGTGATGCTGCTATTGAGGTGTGTGAGCGAACTACTGCTTGGCGTTACCAGCAAGCTGACGTAACGCTAACTGCTGGAACATTTGCATATGCGTTTGTTCCTCCTGATTCTAATTCTGAAATACATTCTATTCTTACCTCTACTATTAATGATTCTCCAATTAAATCTATTACAATTGAACAGGCGCATCGGCTTTATCCTGACTACCCTTCTACTGACACAGCAGATAGGGCAACACCGCGTTATTTAATTTATGTTGCTGCTGATAAATTTCAGACAGTACCAGTTCCAAACGCTAGTCCTACCTATAAAATAAAAATGCATGTTGCTCTTAAACCGTTACGTACGGCTACGGGTATGGATAAAGATGTGATGGATGATCTTGAAGATGTGATTATGCATAGCGCTTTACAACATCTTTTAGTGTTGCCTGAGCGAACTTGGTCAGATAGAGAGTTAGCTGCTTATCATGCAAAGCAGTATGCGTTTAAGTCTGCAGAACGCAGAGCGCGAGCAAATGTTGGACCGGGACGAGCAGTCCAAACGGCTGTTGGATCTTTTTTTGCGTAAGGAGTAGGTTATGACAGCTTTATTTAACAACAATGCATTTAGTACACTAGCTAGCGGAATTAGTGATTCTGCAACTTCTATTACGTTAAACTCTGGAGATGGGGCAAAGTTTCCAAGCCCTTCTAGTCCTACTTATTTTTATGCTACATTAATTGACACCTCAAATAATCTTGAAATTGTTAAATGCACAGCTCGCTCAACAGATGTTTTAACAGTTGTACGCGAACAAGAAGGTACGACTAAGCGGGCTTATTCAGCAGGTGATCGTATTGAAATGCGTTTGACTGCGGCTGGCCTCACGGCTAATACTGATATTGCTAAAGACTGGGCTACAAAAGTTGATGGAGTTGCTGCAGATTCAGAATACTCTGCTAAAGCTTATGCTATTGGGGGCACAGGAGTTACTGATACTGCTGGTAAAGGTGCAGCTAAAGAATGGGCTACAGAAGCAGAAGATAATACTGTAGATGGGACTAATTACTCAGCTAAACATTGGTCTGCTAAAGCATCAGCACATTCTACTACGGCTGCAAATGAAGCATCTGCAACAGCCCCTAAGTACACATTCTCCACTACTACTAGTATGGCTGATCCGGGTGCTGGAGTATTACGTTATAATCATGGTACTGTAGCTTCTGTCACAGCTATAGCTATAGATGATACTACAGCCGATACAGGTAATCCAGATATTGCAGCATGGATAACTTCATGGGATGATAGTACTAGCGCTATAAAAGGACAGTTAAGGTTAGTAGAACCCGGAACTCCGGCTAATTATGCAGTATTTAATGTTACTGCTCTTACAGATAATAGCGGATGGGTGCAGTTAACAGTAGCTCATGTAGATAGTAATGGTACATTTAGTAATACAGATAGTATTAGGGTATCTTTTGCACGTACTGGAGATAAAGGAAGTGGTGAAGGAGTTGAGTTAATTTTTGAATCAACAACTACAGATACCGACCAAGGTGCAGGTAAAGTTTTTTTAAATCATGGAACACCTTCTTCAGCTACAGTTGTTTATATAGATGATGTTGATAGTAATGCTGTTAATATAAATAGTTATGTGGATTCTTTTGATGATTCTACAAGTACTGTTAAAGGAAGAATTGTAATTAAAAAACAACTAGCCTCAGAAAATTATCATATGTTTAATGTTACTGGTTCAGTTACTTCTGCGTCTACGTATTCTAAAGTAGCTGTTACTCATGTTTTAAGTGCGGGTACTATTTCAGATGGAGATGCAGTATTTTTATCTTTTTCTAGAACAGGAGATAAAGGGGATACTGGAGCAGCAGGGGCAGATGGTGATGTAACTGAAGCAACAGCGGTAGCTTTAGCAATAGCTTTAGGTTAATTAATAATGGGGGAAGTATCCCAAAGGAGAAATCATGGCGAATACATTTAAGGTAGCAACAAGAGCATCAGTAGACCACAGTTCAGCGGATACTATTTATACAGTACCCGGTAGTACAACAACTGTAATACTGGGGATGACAATCTGTAATCGACATAGTGCGGCAACAGACATTGATGTAATTCTGGTTTCGGATACAGCGGGAGGTAATCCGAACACAAATGCTAATGTATTTCTTTTAAAAGATACAGAAATTCCAGCAAAGTCTACGCTAGAGGTTTTTGCTGGGCAGAAGATAGTATTGCAGACAACTGATAGTATAACGGCTCAAGCTGCTGCCAATGACTATATTGATATTTCACTTAGCTTTATGGAGATAACATAATGCCATTCCTTGGATCACAGCCAGCCGAGACTGCCTTATCAACAGGTAATCTTGGAGACGATATTGTCACAGAAGCTAAAATTAATTTAATTTCAACATCTAGTGTTCCATCAGTGGAAGCAAAGGGCGATGGTTCAAGTGATGGGTATATTCAATTAAATTGTAGCCAAAATAGTCATGGTATTAAACTTAAGTCACCGCCTCATAGTGCTGCTCAAAGCTATACATTGACATACCCTTCTTCTGTTGTTGACGGTGGATTTATGAAAACAGATAGTAGTGGTAATTTAAGTTTTGCTGTTGTTGGTGGTAAAATATTACAAGTAAAAAGTTATACAGTGCGAACAGTTGTAACTGGTTCTACTGACATGCCCAACGATAATACTATCCCCCAAAACTCTGAAGGCACAGAAATTATAACAGGAGCTATAACGCCAGCTAGTGCAACAAACAAACTTTTGTTTTTGGTAAACTTACAAGCTTCTATCAATG